TATTTTACATAACCCCCCACCCCCTAAAAGAGAGTATTAGGTGATATTAATGGCTAGGTACGAGGAATTACCAAAATATGAAAAGATAAAAAAGGAAAAGAATAGACTTAAAAGGATATTCAAGGATATAACGGAGAATAAGAAGAAAACATGCGAAGGCCTCATTGATGAGGCTTCTTATATGCGTGCTACCTTATTTGATTTAAAACTGGAAATAGATAGTAAGGGTCCCGTAGTTGAAATGATGCAGGGTACGTATTCTATCGATAGACAAAACCCGGCACTGCAAGGCTATAACACAATGATCAAAAATTATAAAGAAATAATCAAGCAGCTTATAACAATGCTCCCAGAAGAAAAGCAGAAAGCCGCCGGTGACGATGGATTTGAGGATTTTGTAGAAGGACGTGATTAAGTATCCTCTTTCGTATAACCCGATTCTTGAATATTGGGAGCGTATAGAGAGCGGGCAAGAAGTTGTTTGCGATAAGATTCTCAGAACATATAAAAAGATAGTCTTTGATTTAAACAATAAGAGCAGCATATGGTATTACGAGCCAAAACGCGCAAACCATATCATAGAGTTTGCCGAAAATTATTGCAGGCATTCAAAGGGTAAAAAGTGGGGCGGCAAAAGGATACAGCTAGAGCTTTGGGAAAAAGCTATGCTTGCTACAATCTTCGGATTTATAAACAGCGAAGGTGTTCGGAAATATAGGGAAGTAATTCTTATTGTAGGTAAGAAGAACGGTAAATCGCTTATTGCTTCAGTTATAGGGCTATATATGCAAATTGCGGACGGAGAGCCAGGTGCGGAAGTTTACGCAGTCGCCACACAAAAAGATCAGGCAAAGATAGTATGGCTTGAAGCTAAAAAGATGGTAAACAAGTCACCTATTTTAAGACAAAAAATAAAGCCTCTGGTCGCTGAGATGTATGCACCATTCAATGAGAGTGTTTTTCGTCCTTTGGCGAGTAATGTAGATAGTCTCGACGGAAAGAATGTTCACTGTGCATTGATGGATGAATTTCATCAATGGAAGTATGGAAAGGCACGATCCGACATTATAGCAGATGGCGTGACGGCGAGAGATGCGCCGTTGATTGTAATGACTTCGACTGCGGGAAAAATACGTGAGGATATTTACGATCAGAAGTATGATGAGGCTAAAAACTTAATAAACGGATATTTTGAAAAAGAAGGCTATAAGGATGAAAGAACTATAGCCTTTGTTTATGAGTTGGATAAACGCGAGGAGTGGACGGATGAAACCGCTTGGAGGAAAGCAAATCCCGGGCTTGGAACAATAAAGAATGAAGAAATACTTCGCGATAAGGTAGAAAAAGCAAAATATAAACCTGAGCTAGTTCGTAATCTTATTTGTAAAGAGTTTAATATCCCGGAGACGTCGGAAGAATCGTGGCTTACTTACGAACAGCTTAACAATGAGGAGTGTTTCGACCTTGAAGTTCTCAAACCTAAGTATGGGGTAGGCGGCACGGACTTGTCAAAAACAACGGACTTAACAGCTGCAAAAGTTATATTCATGGTACCAAATGACATAAGGATTTATGTTTTGCAAATGTATTGGCTGCCAGAAGATTTATTTTATAAAAGGATTAAAGAGGATAAAACTTCTTATGAAAAGTGGTATGACTTAGGATATTTGCGGCTTTCGCAAGGTAACAAGGTGCATCCAAAATACGTAACTGAATGGTATTTGGAGGTGATGCACGAAAAGGACATATATATCCCGTGGGTTGGATATGACTCGTGGAGTGCTGAATATTGGGTGGAAGAAATGCAAAGCCACTTTGGGAAAAAATCAATGATTCCGGTTATACAAGGTAAAAAAACTCTTAGCGGTCCTATGTATTCATTAGAGGCGGACTTGGAAAGCAAGATAGTAGTTTATAACAATAACCCTATTGACAAATGGTGCTTGAGCAACATGGCTGTTGACCGTGATAAAAATGGAAATATACAGCCATGCAAATCAAAGAGTCAACGCAGGCGCATAGATGGAGGGGCGGCTTTATTAAATGCCTATGTAGTGCTGCAAGATAACATGCAAGACTATCAAAACATGATTTAAGGGGGTGGTTTATTGGGATTATTTAATAGAATATTTAGGAATAAAACCCCTACGTCTGGATATAAACTCATTACCGAGCATGGTAATGGGTTTTATTTATGGAATGGGAAGCTTTACGAATCCGATATTATTCGTTCGTGCATAAGGCCAACCTCTCATGCTGTCGGAAAGCTTACTCCAAAGCATATTAGAAAAGGTACAGGAGAAAAAAGCGATACTGTAATATTTCCTGAGCCATATATGCGGATATTGTTGGAGGATCCAAATCCTCTAATGAGCTTTCAAATGCTCATTGAAAAGATGATAAATCAACTTGAGCTAAACAATAATGCTTTTGCTTTAATCACCCGTGATGAAAACGGATATCCTTCACAGATATGGCCGCTAATAGCATATAACGTACAGATGGAGCTTTCAGATAACGGGGAGATGCAGCTTAAGTTTTATTTAAGCAATGGCAAAACCCCTACTTACCTTTACAGAGACATTATTCATCTGCGCAAAGATTTTAATGCAAATGATGTATTTGGTGAAAGCCCGGCTGAAGCCATCAAAGCATTGATGGACATAACCACTGCCGAAGATCAAAGCATGCTCAAGGCTGCAAAAACCGCAAATGTCATACGCTGGCTTTTGAAGTTTAGTCAGACTTTAAAAGATGAAGATTTGACTATCAAAGCACAGGAGTTCAATAAAAATTATTTGGCAACTGACAGCGAAGCAGGCGGCGCTGTGCCAGTAAATGGGAACTATGAAATTGAGCAGGTAAAGGCAGACGGATATTCTCCGAGGGCCGCACAACTTACCCGGACTACTGCAAGGATATATAACTTTTTCAACACCAACGAAAATATTGTACAAGGCAAGTTTAAAGAAGATGACTGGACGGCTTTTTATGAAACAAAAATTGAACCGCTATCAAAGCAAATGAGCTCGGAATTTACACGCAAACTTTTTAGTCGGAAAGAGCGGGCATTTGGAAACAAAATAATCTTTGATTCCATGAATCTCCAATATGCCAGCATGTCAACAAAACTTGGACTAGAGAAGATGGTAGACCGCGGAGCGATGACACCTAATGAGTGGCGAGAGGTTTTGAACATGGGACCAGTTGAGGGCGGCGATAAAGCTGTAAGACGTAAAGATACAGGTCTTGTAGAGGAAGGTGATAACACTAATGAAAACGATAATGCTTAAAGGCGTGATCGTGCCGAATGACGAAGCATGGATATATGAATGGTACGACGTGGAATGTGTGTGCCCTAAAGATATTAGTGAGGCACTTGATAAGGCTATGGGAGAGGACATCGAAGTCGAAATAAATTCCGGTGGAGGTGACGTTTATTCAGGGTCGGAAATATACACAGCACTTTCAAACTACAAAGGAAAGGTGACAACAAAAATAGTAGGGATTGCGGCAAGCGCAGCAAGCGTCGTATCACAAGCCGGCATTCACAGGTCAATATCTCCTACGGCACAGATTATGATACACAATGTCGCCGAAGTAGCGTGGGGCGACTATAGAGTTTTTGAGCATGAAGCCGAAGTGCTTAAAAACTATAATATCTCGATAGCAAATGCATATCGGCTAAAGACAAATTTGAGTGAGCAGGAGCTGCTTGAATTAATGAATAAAGAGACGTGGCTAAACGCTCAGCAGGCTAAAGAAAAGGGATTTGTAGATGAAATTCTTTTCGACACAGAAAGAAGGTTAGCGGCCAGCACGGGTAAGTCTGGTTTATTGCCGCCGGAAGTTATAAAGAAAATGCGCAACTTAAAGCCAGAGCTTTTTGCTCAAGTGCCAAACGACGACTCAAATAAACTCAAAATTGCGAAAGCAAACTTAAATCTTTTGAAATTGAAGGGAGAATTCATAAATGAAGTACACGGACTACATTAATAAGAGAAACGAACTTTTGGCTAAAGCGGAGACTCTGCTGAATGATGGCAAGCTTGACGAGGCGGATAAAGTTCAAAAAGAAGTCAAAGATCTTGACGACAAGTATGACAAAGAAGCAAAGGCACAGGCGAATCTTGCCGCGCTTCGAGAGGCTCAGCCCATAGCCCCCGTGGCCATGCAAAACTTGAACTCAGGCAGTGAGATGACGGCAAAAAAAACACCACAGTATACAGACTTGCACGAAACTGAGGATTACCGCAGAGCCTTCATGGCATATTGCAAGACAGGTCAATTTCCACAGGAATTTTTAAACGCTAATGAAATGACAACCGTTTCCGAAGCGGGCGCTCTGATACCTACGACCGTTATGAAAGAAATCATAAAGGAAATGAAGGTATACGGGCAAATATTTGCGAAGGTCAGGACAACAAATCTCAAGGGCGGTGTCGAATACCCGATTTTGACACTCAAGCCCGTAGCTACATGGATAACTGAGTCTACTTCCTCCGATAAGAAAAAAATTACTGCCAACACTAAGGTATCTTTCTCTTATTATGGACTTGAATGCAAAGTTTCGGTATCTTTGCTTGCAGACGCTACTACGCTGGATATATTTGAATCTGAACTAATAGTGCTAATGTCAGAGGCTATAGTAAAGGCTATAGAGGGCGCTATAGTTAGTGGATCTGGAGACGGCCAGCCGTTGGGACTGACAGTGGATACGAGGGTTCCGGCAGGGAACAAAATCACACTAACCGCTGAACAGTTTAGTTCATATGAAGGATGGAAAAAGAACGTATTTGCAAAGTTCAAATTGGCATATCGCGCGGGCGGAAGTTTTTTAATGGCTTCGGGAACATTTGAGGGGCATATAGACGGCATGGTTGACGCAAACGGTCAGCCGATTGGCAGAGTAAATCAAAGCATCGTGGACGGACCTCAGGAGAGATTTGGTGGCAGACCTGTAATGCTGGTAGAGGATGATATCATAGCGCCTTATGACGCGGCGGCGACCGGTGATGTTGTGGCGGTATTCTGTAAACTTAGCGATTATGCTATTAACTCTAATATGCAGCTGAGAATGTTCAGATGGCTTGATAACGACACTAATGAGTGGGTAGACAAAGCAATACTCATTTGCGACGGAAAAATTTTGGATGCAAATGGCGTTTATCTGATAAAGAAAGGTTAGATCAAAAATAGCTGAATAGCGAAGGGAGTGCAAACTCCCTTTTTTGATTTTATAAGGTGAAAAAATGTATCCATATAACTTTAAAATGGGGCAAAAAATACAAACTAACGTAGATGACATCTCCGCAGATAGGGCTTTCGGTGCCCATCTGAATTTTGCGGCTCCAGCGGCAAAATCGCTAACGGCTATTTTAGCGGCTACAGCTTTGACAAGCGAAGCCCAGAGCATTACTGAGGGCATATCTCAGCCGGATGTTCCTAGAAATTTTAGGATTAAGGGAAATGCTGCCGGGATTGCGGGAAATGTAACTGCTCACGGGCTCAACATGAAGGGTGAGGAGATATCTGAAACTCTTGCGGCAAACGGAGATACTGAAGTCGTTGGCGTAAAAGCATTCAAAGAGTTCACACAAATAGACTTGCCAGCTGAGACACATGCAGGAACTGACACAATCAGTGTTGGCACGGACAACAAACTGGGACTGCCGTATCTTCTTGAAAGAGATACCATTCAGATGGCTTTCAGAAATGGTGTGCGTGAGAGCACGCATCCTACAGTAGCAGTAGACGCGGACAATATAGAAAACAATACTGCACAGATGAATTCGGCACTTAACGGAACGGACATTGACATATACCTAATGGTGTAGGTGGAATGACATGGCTCTCTTAGAAAGCATTAAAGCACAGCTGAGAATTTCCGCAAACGATTTTGATGATGAGATAAGTGATCTTATCTTTGGGGCAAAGTCAGAGCTTGCATTGTCTGGAGTTATCAAAATAGATGAGGCTGACTATCTTATCAAGAGAGCTGTAAACCTCTATTGCAAAGGACATTTTGGTTATGATAACCCAGACCGCGACAAACTTATAGCATCGTTTGAATCGCTAAAAA